CAGGTATCAATTTGCGATGGGGACGAAGAATTATCGCCGTATTGTAACGAGTGCCAAGGCGAATCTTTATCCTTTGAAGTTATGCAAGGTCGTCTTGCAGCAGAATGCTCACACACATATGGTGAATCCTTATGGAAAGAAGGTCCTTCGCCATTTAAATCCTGCGTTGGCTCTTATGTATCAATATATGGGAGTCAAAACGTTCCAGAAGCACAAGAATAAGGTTAGTATAGAGCAGTCCATGAATCATATGTTTCTTGGGGCGTCGGCGGGGATTAATCGAGCGGCGGAGAAAGAGATTAAACAGGAGGGGAAGCCCACTGTGAGAGTCTCTGCGTCTGGGAAGAAGTTCGAAGTCCATGAACATGACCTAACAACCTTATTGAGATTGGTGCGCGAGGGAGGTGACATTCCGGTCTATTGGACGATAACTCCGAAAGACGAAGTTTTCTTTACCTTTGACAAACAGTACAATGATGAAAAGTATGCACAATGGAAGGACAAGTGTCGTGTTTTTGTGATCCCTTCCTCCAACTTTATCATATTGGAGCGGTTCGTGTCGAAGTTGCGGATGATGCGAGAACGTGGGAGGGTGATTCAGATAGGCTTCTCGTTTGGTCGAGGTGGGATGGACTATTTAGCTGAGTGTTTAGGGATCTTTTTAGAGAATTGCTTTGACCCCATCATCTGCGGAGGTGATGTGAACAAGTTCGATATGAATGTAAAGCAGTTCTTCTTAAATTTGTACTACAGTTCTATGTTGGTACATGAGGATCCAAGTACTGAGGATTATGAGATCAAAGCGGAAATCATCAAGGCTCTCATCAAAGCAATAATTAACCGAATAACACATTACTTTGGTGAGATATGGGGTATCCAGCGGGGAGGTGTTCCCTCTGGATGCTACAATACGTCTCACATGGATTCTTGGATTATGGCGCTTTATTTCTGCTTGTTTGCAATCTGGCAGGTGATGAGCGCTCCGAAGGAGCACCGCGTTCAGCTTCATAAAGAATTGATTAAAGTGGTCCGAATAATAGTCTATGGGGACGATCATAATTGGAATAAGGGAAAAGGCCTGGGGGCCACCTATTTTTCAGCTGTGGCTTTTGCAGATTTCTTAAAGAAGTCTTTTGACGTTGAATTGAGAGATATCGAGGATGGCGTTCCATTTTGTTCTACAGTCGCTAATGGGTGGCTTGTGACACGTGGGACTACATTCTTAAAACATCAGGTTATTTTGAACCCTGACATAACACCAGGTCAATGTAAGTTTCTGCCGTTTAGGGAAACGCGGGAGTTTATATGTCGTGCGGTGTGGGGTCGTACGCCGAAGAAACGAGACACGCTTGACGTGATGTTGTCGGTGTTGGGGCATGCTTTTGGTACGCATGGTGCGAATTATGACGCATGGAAGTCACTGAAATTCTTTTATGAAGAACTGTTGAAGATGATGCCCCAGAATGAGGAGCAGGCAATTGCAGCAATGATGGATCGTCAGGATCGCATGGATCTTCGAAAGATGCGACAGCACAGTATCTCAAAGGAAGACCTGTTAACGGGGTTCCCAACGTTCATGGAGCTTACGAAGAAGAATGTCTTGGACAAGGCTTATCATCAGCAGAAGGAGATAGATGATGATGAGGAGATGGTTTTGATGGATGATTGTGGTTTTTAAATGGAGGTTTTAAGCGGAAGCAGTGTGAACTCCGCTATAGAAAGTTCAAGGAAAATAAAATTTATAAAAAATACAAAATTGGAGCCCGTAAGGGTGCCAGAATACTGGAATTTCCAA